CTCTGCATTTTCTAACTTATAATATCTAAAGTATGCATTTCCTAAAGCACCATAAGCACTATTAAGAGCAATCTTCTTCGCCATTTGGATGTTGTTACACCTTGAAATCTCTTTTTCCAATTTCTTAGTGGGAGTTTTTTCATATGCTTTTTTTGCCTCTATCATTTTCTTTTTGAAGACCACACGATCTCCATACATTTTATCCATTAATTCTGGAAGAAACCCACGAACATCCTTCCTGTACTGCGCTCCATTGGCACAAGTAGCATACTCACTACCAATCTCAACCTCTTGCTTTAAGAACCTTTCAACACTTGCGCTGGGATGTCTATCCTCGATAAGGGTCTCTGGGGAGATATTATACTGCATGATAAGATGAGGATACAAGGAATTAAGGTCAAAACTAACCACCCAATCATACTTTCCAGGAATCGGTTCCTTGACATATGCTCCTGCATATTTTTCATTTTTCTGAGATTTATTTTTAGGTGGAATTACAATATTCCTCTTTTTTAAATAATTAAAAATTATATTATCCCACATTCTAACTTGATAAAATACATCACTATAATTTACTTTAGCATCATATGCCATAGTAAGAGCAAGTTCAATAAGTTTCATCTTGTCTTCCAAACGGTCAACAAGTTCCACGTCAACAATATTATATTCAATAAACTTCTGCCATCCTTTTTTATAAAAATCTTTAAAAGTATCAAATTCAGAATGATCAAGTTTTTTCTGTCCTAATTCCACCTCAGCAATATAATCTAATCTATATGATTCTTGAGATTTATAAGTAAACTTCTTATAAAGATCCAAATAATCTAATTGAGTTACACCACCAACATCAAAAGTAGTATGTGGACGTCCATTAATATACACTTCTCCTTCTGAGACAAGTCCCCAAGGAGAAAATCTTTTTTTCAACTTCTCTCCAAGAATACGTTCAAGACGCTTACAAATATATGGAATATCATATAATTGAATATTCCATCCGGTAATTACATCCGGAACATCAACCATCCAATAATTAATAAAATTACTAAGTAATTCATACTCACTAGGACAATAATTGTATATTAAATCTTTACGATTATATGTAAAAGGTTTAACACCCCAAGTAATAATCTTCTTTGTCGTATAATCTTGTATAGTAATAGCAAGTATTTCTTCTGAACAAGATTCAACATCAGGAAAACCTTGCTCAGAAGCAACTTCAATATCTAAAGTAACAAGTTTAATCTTACTAATATCAAATTTAATTTCATCTTCAGGATATTTCTCTGATATGTATTGATAAACATATCTATCATTTCCAAATATATCAAATCCATCAACATCATTATATTTCTTATAAAACTCTCTACAATCCCAAACTGTTCCTGGATTAATAGGTTCAACCGTTTCCCCATTTAGAGTTTTATATTTAGACTTTTTTTTAGACTTGACAAATAAAGTAGGAAAAAAATCATCTCTAGTTTCATATCTTTTTCCATTTTCAACACCCCTGATCAGAAATTGATTTCCAATCATTTGAACATTAGTATAAAATCGTTGTGACATAAAACTCAATAATAATTAATTTAAATACAAAGAAAAATTATTTAATAAGATCTAAGTATTTTTCAATAACCTCTGGAAGTGGATTTGCAATAGTTAAAATATCTTCAGATCTTACCATCAATTCAGTCTGATCTGTTGCTTCGATCCAAGGTTGAAGATAATAATCTTCACTACTATCTCCCTTTTTCCACTCAAATGGATTTATAAGTTTGCAGTTAGGATTTCCAAGTTCTGCATCCAATTCTACTAGTTGAGATATCAATATCGTATCAACTTTAAACAAAATTAATTTTACTTCGTTATCCATCCTCTTCATCCTCTTCTATTTCATATCCAGAATTTTTACATTTTTCTACAAACATATCCTCTAAAGTTGATAATGGATTTGCTAATGCTACAATAGCATCCAAACCAACTGGAATACTAAGATCATCAGTTAAAATAATCCAAGGAGAAAGTGTAACTTCAACTTCTCTTTCAGTTTTTTCAGAATCTGCTTCAATACTCTTTTCTACAAGAAGAATAGATGCATCATTGTATTTTACCAATTGTGGATAATTCATCATATATCCACATACCTTTTTCTTTTCATTAACAATCTCTTTAATATTGGAAATAACATAATCTCCAGTTTTCATCAATGCTAATTTAATTGACATTGTTCTCCAATAACCTCCATATATTATACCATTAAAATGGGGAAGATGTACGTCTTCCCCACTATATTATCTATTTTAAAACCAAGTTTTACGCTGATGATGCTCCGGAACTACCTTTCCCAATTCCACGACAAGGAGTCCGTCCTCAAAGCTGACGGATCGTACTTCCGTATCGTCGGATAACGTCCATGCTCTCGTGAAACTTCTTTGAGCCAATCCTTTATGCACATACTCTGCGTCTGCTTCTTTATCCAGATTTTGTCCTTCGACAAAAAGTTTTCCATACTCGGTGTAAACATTTACCTCTTTAGTCTTAAATCCTGCAAGTGCAATTTCTAACCTTGATAATACATTACTTACATGCACTAAATTATATGGAGGATAGTTTGAATTCGTCTCCTGTAAATTAAAGAAACGGTCAAAATAATCTTCCATCCCTATTCCATTCTTTACAATCTTATCCATTAATTCTGGAAGATCGGACGAACGATATCGTACTAGGTTACCCATGATAGTATCTCCTTATTAAGCGAGTTTGTGTTTTGTGGACCCTTACGGCGTCCATACCTATTTATAACACAAATAATACAAAACAACAAGTAATTTACCGTAAAACCTTATTTTTTGTGCGGCGGTTTCTATAAAATGGTTTATGGGTCATTATAAAATTCGCATAATTAACAATTACTAATAAAATTAATAATATAGTATTAAACTCTATCATTCAACTTCATGAGCCTTACCTTTCTTAACACCAATATTATATTTTGCTTCTAAAATCCACTCTTGCTTATCTTTATAAGAAAGTACCTTAATCTGATTTAAAGGTGCAATATCTTTAATTTTTGCATCATCAACAATGGTAATAAGACCCCAATCAGCAAGCAATTGTGCAATACGATTACGACGTTGAACATCATTAAGTGTTAAATTAGCATGCTTACCATCTAATGCAAATAATTCTTTAAAATGAACAATATAATATCTACCTTGCTTATGCAATATATGACAAGACTGATATATTTTCTTTTCTTTTCTAGATGCAACACCAATACGTGTTAGTGTCTCACGAACCTTTAGAAAATCATCTGGTTCATTTAAAACAATCTCGACCATTTGTTCAGGTGTCCATTTCACCTCAGGTTCACGAACCACACTCATTGTTTTCCTCCAGTTTCAAATTTAGATTTTATAAAATTAAGTTGGTCTTTAGTCAGGATTCTTAAGGATTGTTTTGCTTTTTCATTACTATATCCATAGTATTTTTTAATATAATCAAGATCTTTAATTTTATCTTGTCGAATCCAAGGAGAGAATCTCTTTTTTTTCCTCACAATATTTATAAGAAAATCATATTGAATCTTTTTTGGAAGAAAACTATACTTATTCATCTCATTAGCAAACATAATAGTATCAATATGCCCAGAAAAACAACGATTTATAATATATGGAAGATATTCCTTTTCAAGTAAAGGATCTTCATTAATCAAATTCTTTTTAGTATAGTTGATTGAATTTAACCAATCTTTAAGTTCTGCCATAATAAAAATCCTATATTACTAAAAATTGTGTTTCATATTCAAGAAGTTCTTTTGGAACACTAATGATATTAGATTCCATAGGAGTAGAATCTTTCCATTTCAAACCAAATTTATTATATAATTTAATACCTAAGGCACTATACTTTAAATTTGTAGGAACATGAACTTTATAATTATACCCATCATTTTCAGTTAATTGACTTAATAAATTATTTTCTTTTTTAGTTACTGTAATTGTAGAACAAGATAACCAAAAAAGTTCTTTGAATACTTGATAATCGACTAAAAACTTATCTGGATTATCCATTACCATTCTACCAATAAATTGAGGAGAAAGACAATGATCATGAGTTCTTTCCTTTGGATTATCAATTGCTTTCTCACTAATAAACCCTGTATGATTTACACCAGCACAATCAAATACATTAATATAAAAAGTTCTAGTAATTGGACGATAATAATCAATCTTACCCCAATTTTTTAAATTTGACTTTAAATTGTTAAAAGCAGTTTCAGAGTATGCTTCCCAATTTTTTTTATGCTTTTTAGACATTGCTGTTATATAGTCCTATCCATTATACAAAAATAAAAATCAATAAAATTTTTAGTGTGCCAATTTTAAATCTGTCACAATATTATTATATTTTTTAAATTAATTAAACTCTTATATTACCAACAAAAACTATCCTATCATCACAATTATTTTTAGGTACATGATGATATAAATTTCCAGGAAAAATTACAACCTTTCCTTCATGTGCTTTTATCTTTTTATTACTAGTTGTAAAAACTAGAGGAGATGATCCTTTAGGACATTTTACAAAATAAGCAAAAGTATGATGTGCATGAAGTTCATGATTATGATCTCTAGCATATTCACCTTTATTATATTTTGCAAACCATGTCGACATATTAATTTTTGAATTCATTGAATAAAAATTATTCCACTGCATAGAAAGAATCTGTTCAACCCAATCCAAAACTATCTGCATACTAGGTGTTATTTGATGAGGTAATAATGAACATTTACTCCCAAAAATATTACTATTATTTAAATTATTATCTCTATAATAAAAATTAAATAACTCAATATCATTAAGTAACTTTTTATTCAAACTCTCTGCATAAGGATGTTTTTGAACTACTATATGATGTTTTTCCCTTACTGATATGAAGGGAGTATTACTAGAACAGACCCTCATTCTAACAATCTACCTTCAACTACTTCAACTTTAATAGGTTTATCTAAAAGATCTTTAATACTCATATATGCATATGCAGTAAAAACCTGTGGGACTATAAATGCCACCATAGCAACAGTCCAAAAAACATAGTAATAATTTTCTTTACGTTGTGTTCTCATTTTATTACATGATCCCATGCGTCTCTAAATTTCCTGTCCCAATTATCAGTATAAACAGGCATGAAAGCATTAAGTGCATGAGTAAGATCTACAATTTCCTTAGTCCTATCATTGTCTACTGCCTCCTGTAGTTGTTCCAGCATAAAATTAAATGTAGTAATCTCAGAAAATGCAACCTCTAGATCACTCATCACCTTCCAATTGTCATCCAGTTTAATTTCAATCATTTGAATTCACATTCCTTCATAGTAACTTGTTGAGATAGGTTCGCACACTCCCCAAATATTCCTCTTGGAGAAAAATTAGTCATTGTTAATTATCAAACTAACAGTAGTGTAACGTACAAGTAGTCCGTTTGTCAAGTTTCATTTGAACTCGCATTCAACCATAATTTCTGTTAAACATGCTAACATATTTATTTCTTGATCCGCCACAAAAGCGATCTGATATTGATACTTAGCAATAATAAGAACAGCAGCAGGAATACTAGAAGGAACAAGGGATGTATAAAGAGAATCGTAGATACGACGCAATAAAACAGCAGGATCATTGTCCAGGTTATCGACACACCATTTACGTACTTCAGGAAAGTTTTTTTCTTTGAGGTTTTTAAGGAGATCATTGACCTTTACATCACTAAAATGAGCAAGAATACCACTATCTATTTTACCACTAACAGAATATCGCTGACATTCATTTAAGACTCTTCTCCAGTCCGGGAAATGTTTATTAATGAGTTCCGCAAGGACCTTCTTGTCAGCTTCGCACCTCTCTTGGTCCAAGATAAAGTTAAGTCTGGTGAAGAAAGCAGCCGCAATCTCTTGCTTTTGCTTGCCTTTAATGCCAAACTCGACCACAGCACACCTGGAATGGAGCGGTTCGATGATTTTATTTTTATAATTACAGGTGAAGAT